GGCATGTTACCTACATCGATATAAAAGATACGACGTTCAGGTGCACGTGCAAGACGATAGATGACCAATGAGTCTTCCATCATTCTTAACTGGTTTAATGGCTTCAGTGATTTCTGAAGATATGATATAACTCTTTTACGATCTTGATCTAATAGACCAGATGTAACATAACTAACAGCATCTGTTGTAAGTTTAACGCCTTGTTTAGTTTGACCTGGTTTTTCTTGGTAAATAAAGTGCTCATCAACCTTTTCGATTAATTCAGCACCAGTAACCGGGTCTTTCTTTTTCTTAATCTCTTTTACTTTACGAATCTTCGTAGCATCGATAGGACGGATATCTTGGATACCTATCTTCATATTTGCTTCGTTAACTACGAGATGATGATAAATTCGACCGTCTACATACCAACGACGGAAGATGTCATGCCCTAGTTCATTAAACTTAAGCATTACACATATGTTTTTAAATTCTTCTGTTATATTCTTTTTAATTTTATCTGATATTTCAACGTTATCCATATTAATAGTAACTGTTGAACCATCATTTGCAATTGATATTGATTCATTTACAATATCTTCAACTGCCGCATCAACTTCTGGATGCATAGCAACACCACGGTATTGCTTAATTTTTAATATATTATCTTTAAATTCGTCACCGTCAATATTAACATATTGACCGAAGTGAGATCCGGATGCAGTTACGTAACCCGCGCCATCCTCATCGATGGGCGGTACAATAGAATCCATCTGATTCTTTTTAGAAGGCTTGTCTTGCTTTCTACGTATTTCAAATCCAAATAATGTAAATCCGTTATTCTCTGCCATGTTCTCTTCCACAAAAAATAGTTTAGCAAAGGGCCTTTCGGCCCTTCACATATTATTTATAACTTCTTACGAAGTGGTATTTGACTCCCAATATTGATATGCAAATACAACTTGGAACTGTTCTATCTGTCCAGCTGTATCGTAATCTAGATCGATTTCTCCAACATTTACAGGAAATGCTCCTCTAAAATCATATCGTTTAATTGAGGTACCATCTCTATCTAATTGTTCAACAATTAAGTCAGCCTGATAGTCGACTGGATTTACTAGACCAACGTTAGTTGTATGTCCGTTAATACCATTCATCCATCTTTCCATTGCATCACGTGTACCGAAGTCAGTATCGTTAAGAACTGTTACTGACCAAGGTTCAAATGACCTTTCACCAGCAATTTTTAGTATTCTTCCGCGGAACGAAATAGGTACTTCTTCGATTACTGATTGAGGAAGCTGAGCACCCTTACACATGAAGGATGTTAGTTCAACATTACCAGCTGCATAGCCGGGAAAGTTAATTGTCGCTTTAAACAGATTAGAGCGTGCGCCACCACCACGTAGTTTTGCTTTAAAATCATCTACTCCTAGAATAGCCATTTTGTTTTCTCCTTACCGCTACTATATGCCAACTACTTCTTCGAAGTCAGCACCCGTTCTAGTCGCAACAAAATTCAATGTGATGAAGTTTATTGAGCGTGCTGGCTTGATGAAGATCGTCGCCACAAATTCATTTCTATCAATTACTGAAGCGGTATTGTTTGTCTCATCACAGACTACTTTAAAGTCTGTAAGACCGCGTCGACCCTTTACTTCTCGAAGTAGAGGTTCTACGTTATTTACAAATTCAGCTCGAGTAAACTCGTCATTTAGTTCAAAGAGAGAAGCTTTAGCGAATTCACCGATTGCTTTTTCTAATGATGTAAACAATCTACGAACATTAATACGATCAAATGCTGATGGTCTGTTCATGTGTGTTTTATCACCATAGAGCATTACTCCTTGTCCAGGAATATTTGCAATAGGATTCACCGCTCCTTTATAGAGTGTATCTCTTTGAGCTTTAGTTGGTGAGTAAGCCAATGAGGTAATACCTAGATAATTACCACGTCTTGTTCCAGCAGGTGATACCCATGGAGCAGCATTATTATCTGTTGCGGCCATGATTCCGGCTGTTGAAGATGCGGCAGGTATCATGATATATTTGTCATTGTACTTATCGTATACCTTTAAGAAGTTATTATCAACTACTAGGTATGATCCAAATGTCATATCTTTTGCAGTTAGCATACTATTTGTAACCATAGTAGCAGGACTTGCTACTCCTACAATATCACTCCTTGCGGGTGAAGCTACTGCTATACAATCTTTACGCGCAACTGCCGTAGCTGTAATATCATTTACAACTGTTACATGATCCGATCTAGCCGACATACCAGCGGTAAAGATAATATCAAGTGCGACTGTATCTTCGTCCTCTAGTTGATCGAATGCCGTTGCTAATGTTCCGGCTGTGTTTGCGTTTTGATTAACACCGCCTGTTAAAGCTATTGTAAGAACCGCTGCTGGAGTTGTCAAGTAGTCTTTACCACTTGCAAGTGCTGATCCAGCGTCTGCATCGAATCTCGATCCAGCTGTACCAAATCCAGCCATCCATACATAAGCTGATCCTGTATTAACTACATTTAAGATATAGTTAGTAGATCCGTCTGGTGTTTTTGCGTTTGTTGCTAACGATACATGTGGGAAAGTTTCTAAAACTCCACCCTTTGGACCAAAGTTTCCGTTAACGTCTACAACTGCAACATGTACTTCGTCATTGGTTGCACTCGCAGCCGTAGCTTGAGTTGATGTTCCGGGAAATGTATCGAAATCTGATTTATATGCCCATCCATTAAATGTCGTTTCATCTGCTGGACATACTGAAATTGTTAAACCAGTACCCAATGCGCCAGGATACTTTGCTACGAAAGTATGATTTGCGCCAGAGAGTGTTGATTCTTGTGCGTCCCAATCTGTTTGATTACTAATAGCTGGGGCGGTTGCAGAGTCTGCGTCATAAGCATTCTTTGCGTTTGCGTCTGTTGTCCGTACGACTTTCATGTTATCAGCATATCTTAGAAAGTATGCTGCACTATGAAATTCTACGGAGTTTGCATCGTCAGGTGCGGCAAAAGTTCCTACTAGTTCTGTTTCTGTTGCAACAGTCATAGGTACTCCCACTGGTCCCCAACGAAAATCACCTACCGTACCACCGATTGTAGTAGCAGCTGTACGAATACTTGTGCTAGCATCAATCTCTTTGATTACTACGGCAGGACTTGATGAAGGTACTCCAAGTGCCATGTGTTTTTTCCTTTTTAAATAATAAGATCTGTCATAATACGGCGGGTTTTCACTATGTTCTTATTTATAACTTATTAAAAGTCTAGATCTGGCCTCTCTTCTATCTGCCATTGTCGTCTATCTTCGTCTATTATTGGTATATGTGGTAAACCATCATCAACAAAACCGAATGGTAATACGTCTGCTTCTATTTCTTTCATTCTTTGGTCGAATAACATTTCTTTTAAATTGATATCCGTTAATTCACCAAAGTAATTTGTACCAGCAAAATATCCAAACAATACAAAATTCATAACTAAATCGTCATGATTACCAGCTGAGGCCTCATACGATTGTCCTTTTGCTTCAAATGTAGATATTTCTAATATTGTTTGTTGGTCTACAACTTCTAGTTTATTATTCTCTAGTAAATCTTTAAACGATGAACAACCAATACGTTTGACTTTACGTGTCATCTCAATACCAAGGCCGGTTGACTTAACAGCAGATTCAACATGAAAGTTCTCATATTCTAAATCATGATATAGACCATTACAAACAACTTGACCTGCATCATTTGCCTCAACTACCACATAAGCATTGTTGTAGGCTTTCGCAAACTTATAAATAAAATCGGGGAAGAGAATAGGCGAGATAACGTTATTGCGATATACAGCAACCTGTTTAAACGGCCTCGTGCTAATGTCGACTACATTAAAAGTACTATAGTCCTGGCCTCTTCCCTTCGCAACATCTACCACAACAACATATTCATGTTTAGGTATAGCTTCCTCATATATTAGTGCATCGCCTTTAACTTGTATTGGGTCCTTTGCTCTTAGACCCATAAGCGTTTCGGCATTAATGAGTGTATCGCCTGTACCAAAGAATGTATTACCAAACTCCTGATCGAATTGTAATCGAGAAGTATTGGCAATAGTTTCTTCTTTCCACTTATTATCACGCCCGGGTACGTCCCACCAGTCAACTCTGAACGGTTGAAACTGATTTGTTTTTTGTTGTGCTCCCTCCCAAATTTTATGGAAGACATTACCTATACCATTAGCGGTAGAAGTAATAATTACTTTTGTATCTTTACCTGATGAGATAACCGGATATGTTGATGTGAAAAATTGTGCATCATTCTCAACGAATGCAAACTCGTCTAAGAATAATAGGTTAATAGAAAGACCACGAATCGATGAGCCGGATGTGGCTGCCGCTATAATCTTACTATTATTTGAAAATTCTAATGAACCTTTATTTAAGGCTTTTGTACCTGGTTGTAAGAAGAACGGTAGATTCTCTAACATAAGAGTAATACGTGCAAGCATCTCACGCGCCGTTGCACCTTTGTTAGCTAGTACAGCTACTGTTTTTTCTGAGTGAAATAAAACAAACCATAGAATATATGCAACAGACGATATAGATTTACCGGACTGACGACAAGCCAATACGATATTAAATCTATGCTGATTAAAGTATTCGAACATTTTCTCTTGATAAGGATATAGATCGAAGTCAACTAAGCCTTCATCAAGAGATATAACTTTACAATATTCTCTTGCAAAATGTATAGGATCTTGCATACATTTTTGATATTCTAATATTTCTTCTTGGGACCATGAAGTGACAATACCGTCACGCTTTACATTGGAGTTCCCTAAGTAACCATCATTCATCTTTTAATCGAGGCGTCATATCAATAACGTTGTTGGCAGGCTTTTCTATTTTTTCTACATCCTGCAACATCCTTTGCAAATCGGTAGTAGAACCAATAAACAAATTATTATTTGTTGTGCCTTCAGCTTTCATAGGTATGTCATCATTTTTATTAATGTCTTTATTCTTTTTATTTAGATCCATAAGCTTATCATTTACATCACCGACATTCTTAATCATGCCAGATAAGACTTCGATAGCACGAGGATGCTCAGACTGTTGAGCAATCTCAATCGCTAAGTCAAGGGCATCTTTGCCTTTCTCGATTAACTCATAATAGGTTTGCCGAGAATATTCGTAATCATTTGCAATCTTATCACTATCCATAACTCACCTATAAACTGCTATCACCATAATATGTAGTATTATAACCTGGAAATAATGGATCATCAGGAGTTCTACTAAAGAATTTTGGTGTATAGTGAACACTAAATCCAAAACCTGCGGAATCTACGCTGTTTAAATCATAATTAACAATAGACCTTTGTATAACACTTTTGCCAGCATCTACTGGACCATAGAATGCTGTTTTCATCTCAAAGTCTAAAACATATTGCAATACATTTCTTTGTTCCATAGGACCTTCAAAATCAGAAAGATAAGAAACACCTTGTAAAGTAAGCGGTATATCTTCTAGAATATCTGCATATTGAGAAAAAGGTTTCATAGTCAAAGTATATTGTGGACTAAAAAATGGTAATATTTGTTCTACTAATTGTAAAGCATCATCTTGTGACTTTGCATATATTGTTAAAGAAAAGGTTATATTGTAAGGTACAGATCTTGTAACAATATCTTTTTTAGAGCCATGATCATCAATAGTATTGTTATGAAATGTTTTGTTTAACTTCTGTAATTGTCTTGTATCATCGTAGATATATGATGTAATCTCAAAAGACATACGAGGCAATTTAAGAGCAACGGCTTCATCTCGTTGTATGTCTGCCAAACCTTGGATACGTTCGATATACTTATCACGCGGAGCATAAGCTAATGGTACTCGTACTGTACTAATTACAGCACCAGCCGAATTCTTACGAATTACATACAAGTTAGTAAATAACGAACCGAATGCGGCTACGCATTTTCTAACCTTCTGATGATAAAAGTGTGGACCGAACATTTCTTATCCTATTTGTTTATGATACTCATAATCTCTGGACTAATAATATTATCTTTACCAAAAATTCTTTGAGTAGTCTTATCTGTTTCTTTATAATATTTGTTAGCCATTTCATCTAAAAAATCTTCAAGGTGATTCGAATGTGGTATCTGTTTGCTATTAATCATATCACTTACAACCTTAATATACCCTTGTACTTCTGTAAGTCCTACCTGAGGATGCACACCATACTGTTGCATATATTCAATTGTTGCTGTACTTGCTCTTCCGCCATCCATTAGATTACGATACATCAATTCAAATCCACGTCGTACGTGATGCCTTTTTTCAGATTCTTCAAACTCCTCTTCTGACCAATCTTCCACTCCATGATTTTCTTTTAAATTATTATACGCATTAATTAACGTAGCAATATCTTTAAAAGAACCATTTATTTTACTTTCCATCATTTCTATGCCAACAAAAGCTGCACGTAGTTTAGCACTTAAAACATTATTATCAGGATCATTGAATAGTTTATCTTGTAACTTCTCAATATTCCTTAATGCTTTGGCATGACTCACTTGAGCTTCAGCCAATGCCATCTTACGTTTTTCAGTTTCTGCCAATACTTGTCTCATCATTCTCATAGGTGAATGACCATTAAGCATTGTAAGACTCATCATTGCCAAGGTAGATTGAGAATTATTCCTATCAAAGAATTTAGTTTTCTCATCTAGCTCAGGCAGGTATTCATTTACGATCGCAACAGCCTGTGGATTGATCTTACTCTTAGAGACCGGAGTAATGCCAAATGTTA